TGCGCTCATGTACGCTATTTATTCGGTTGTGCAGCCTGCTGTTCAGTGCTGCTCCGCCCGCTATCGCTGCTATCGACAGGCTTACTAGAGCTTCGATCATCTTTGAGTGATACGATAGGAATAATGTCGTGACATAACACCTCTACACGGCTTCCAGGACGAAAGGTAAAACCAGCTTTCATGATTTCTGTGCACTTCATTGCACGAATCATCTCGTAGTTTAGCCTCATCTTTTGTTCGTGTCGCTTAGCTATCTGTTTGCACAGCTCTATCATGCCACCATCTAGCGGCACCATAAAACTCATCTGCATACCGTAGTTGTTAGAACGGACGTATCCGTCAGCTTCGTACGGTATAGTGTCGTTGCCCATGTAAAACGGGCTAAACGTCATGGTAGCTCCGTTGCACGAACTGTTAGCACCAAATATCTGTCTACTTGGCGCACCATTGTTCTGGAATTGCACTGCCTGGTTAGTCACGTTACCAGTTGCAGCGGCTACAGGGTTAGAAGTGTTTTGTACCTTAGGATCTTCTGCGTAAGCAGGTGTTACTGCGAGAAGATAGAGAGCGAGGTAGTGGTAGAAGTGGACTCGATTGTTTCTGTGATGTCGATCGTTTCTACAACGCCTGCGTCTCGTGTTGTGATCTCTAGAGACCAAGGAGCATCTGAGTCTTCTACAGAAAAGGTTGTTGCTGAACCAGCGATGTCTGCGCTGGGAGTTACGTTTGAACCACTCCATGAGTTGTAATCACCACCAAAGACTTCAGTCTCGATAGTACGTTCAATGTCAACCGTGGTGGTGGTTGTCGATTGCATTGACCCCTGGGTAAACTGCGGGGTAACAGTTTGAGCTGATGCAGGCGCAGCCAACAGCAGCAACAGAAGTAGCTTTTTCATTCCTTTTTTTCTCGTGTAATAGAAAAAGTTGCTAGAGTGCCGCTAAGAATTGATGCGACATACGTAGGATCCATTTTTTCCATCCAACCTGCGTAGCTAGCAGTTAGGAGTCCGGCGGACCAGACGAGGACGATGAACTTGATGAACCCTTCCGTTTTGTTATTCTTGTCCATGCTTGTTTAAGGATGGGCTTCATTACATTTACAGTCCACTTAAAGACTGCTGTTGCTGTAAGGGTGGCCGCAACAGACACGGTAGCTGTAGTACCAGCCGTGACAAGTATCTCGTTAGACGGTAGAGGCATGGTTACATCCGTAAATGGAATGTCTACCTCTCGTGTGTCTTGAGGAATATCCGGTAACTTGACCGGAGGAGGTTTAGGTTTTGGTTTTTCTTTGTCGGATTCTGTTGTTCCTTTGACTCCCGGAGGTGGCCGAAGGTCGCTAGGAGGCACCACAAGCGGCTTGTACGAGGGCAAATCCGCTCGTGGGACATCTAGTACCGGACGGGGTAGAAGAAGGGGCTCAGGGAGCCGCAGAGACGGTAGTACCGGCGGCTCTCCTAAGTCCATTACTTGTCACCAAACAAACCACGCTCCAAAACGTCAACAGCAGCGTCATCAACAGTGTTGTCAGACTTCTCTGCCAGTTTACGGAGCAGGTCAACAATAAGGCGCTTTACTTTGTCGCTACCAAGGAACGACATCAATACGGGGCGAATAAGGGCGATCATTGTAATAAAAGGATAGGGTTATTAGGACCAGGGCTTGCCAGATCCAACGGTAGGTGTAGCTTGTTCAGCAAGTTGTGCGTCAAGTGCGGCAACAACTTCTGCAACTTTTTCTTCGCCAAGGGCTGTTTTGACCCAGCCAACGACAGTCTCTTCAGTCAGGTCAGCGTAGGGAGTGACCACATCGCCTTCAAGACCAAGAGAACCATAAGCACCGGCAGAATACACTTCGTCATCAGAACGTGCATCAACGGTGTAGTGAACAGTATTAACGCGACCGTCAGCGAGAGTGCGGTCGAGGTTAGCAACTTTCCAAGTAATAGTAGACATAATTTGTAAACAATAAGAGTGGATTATTCGGCAGTTTCTAGGGCTGCAACTTTGGTTTCTAGTGTTTCAATACGAGCCATTGCTTCCTGAAGTGCCTTAACAGCTTTCATGTAGAGGACAGAATAATTGATGGATTTAAGAGATTCAAGTTGATTTCCATCAGCGTCTTGAACCGTTTCTCCTTCTGCAACGGCTGTTGTTTGAACCAATCCAGGAGAAACGCTTTCAGCCTCTTGTGCAATTAGACCAATTTGAGTGTGTGTCTCATGCCCAGTAGCTTCTCTAAAATTGTACTTACGAATTTGCAGAGATTTGATGTCGTTCCACTGCGAAGTGGCGTCAACAATGTTTTCTTTTAGACGTTGGTCTGAAAGGGATCCATAGGAATTGTTAGTGTTTTGAACATTTCCGTTGCTATAAACGATATAAGTTCTTGTGCCACCAGTGTTTTGGTTACGCCTGCCTTCGTAAAAATAGACGTTAGTACCGGATCCTTGTAAAGTTCCAGCTTGGAATATAGAACCGTCGCCGTAGGCATTAAATTCTCCTGTGTCGGTAATTCTTACCCTTTCCATTGTATCAGACCTGTTGTAGGCCGTGCACTTAATAAGAAGCCCCGATGGATGGTATTGCCCATCAGTCCAGGTTCCATCTACAAAACCTATAAGTTCTACCTGTGCTGGTCTAGTTTCAGTACCAAAACTAAGAACACCGTGAGTTGCTCCGTTTGCAGGAGTGGTTCTACCTTGCGTTAAAGCAATGCGTCCGCCGTTAGTTGTAAGGCTAGTGTCACCATTGACTTTTAGTAGTTGAGTTCCGGTGCTGTCTGTTGTTTGCAACAACAACCGCCCAGAGCTGTCGAGGCGCATCTGCTCGACGTTGTTGACCCTGAAAACAACAGGATGGTTAGATGCAGATCCAAAGTTTGCAACGCTATTGTCAGCAAAGGTATAAGCAATGACATCGTTGGTTGTGTCTTTGATCAATACGCAAGGATTGCTTGCGCCATTGATTTCAAGCAACTGGCCTGGCGAAGTAGTGCCGATGCCGACGCGACCCGAGCTGTCGATACGCATCCTCTCCACCTGCCCTGTGCCAAACTGCATAAACCCGTTAGGCTGGCTATATACGATATAGCCCTCATATTCCCCACCGCCGCTGGTAGCGTCTGAAAAATAAATTGAACCAGCATTGTCTGTTCCACTGCGGATTGTCAATCCACAGTTTCCAGAATCATTGATAGTTAAATTATCTGCATTGGCCTGACCTTCAGTCGTCGTGCCTAGAAGCAAGCGGCCTGAGCTGTCAATTCGCATCCGCTCTGTAGCGTTTGTTTGAAAGACCAATCGACCGCTTGATCCGCCAGAAGGTCCGGATTGAATGTATCCCGTGCTATCAGACTTAAAATAAAGCGAATAACCCGAAAGTTCAGTGATATTTGAGCCATCACTAACTGCTAATTTATCGCCAGGCGACGCTGTGCCAATACCAACGTTGCCCGAACTGTCGATACGCATCCGTTCAGAACCTTCAGTGTCAAAGGTGATATGACCGTCACTGCCCGTATCGACACACTCAACGTTGGTATTACCCTCTTCAATTTTGTCAGTATCAGCAGCAGTCCCGCTAGAAGCAGCGGTAATACGACCTTGAGCGTCAACAGTGATGCTCGATACCGTATAACTGCCAGCGGTAACAGACGTGTTGGCTAGTTTGTCAGCGGTTACAGCGTCGTCAGCAATTTTAGCTGTACTAATACTGCTGTCAGAAATGTCATTAGTAGTGACGGCACCTGCTTTGATGCCGTCAGAAGTTACTTGTGTAAGTGCCATAGTTAGTTAGGTTTAGTAGGCCAAACTACGTTGGCAGGATCAGATGTATTTGCTGGAAGGTCACGCAACGCTTGTCGATACGTTCTCATCTCGTCGGTAAGAGTAGAGTCAGCAAGGGCAAAGTAGTCGGTTTCAGAAAGAAGATTGTTTCGTTGATAACGAAGATCAAACATCAAAGCTTCTGTGGAAGGAGAAGGAGGTGCAACTATTGCACCGTCCTCAAGAACCCAATCAGTTGTGCACCCTTCAGGCGCATCCATCCAGGTCATTTCAGGTGACACTGGAAATTCGTTATCGACCAAATCGACAACTTTGTTATTAAAAATAAGTGCTTTCATTAGAAAAATTGCTCCACATAAACGACACCGGAACCACCAGAGCCAGATCCACCAGAACCGCCAGCGGTGGTGGAAAATCCGCCTCCGCCTCCGCCTCCATGAGAGCCATTTCCTGCATGAGGTCTGTTGTAGTTTGTGCCGGGATGACCGGCTCCTCCCCAGTAAGAACTGCCGCCAGCCGAGCCAACACCTCCACTAACAGGGTTGCCGCAATCTGGACCACCGCCAAGCAGGTTTATATCTCCATTAGAACCAACACCTCCGCTTACATATTGTGATGCGCTTGAGTTAGACGATCCACCAGTGCCTCCCGTTGCACTGCAATGACTTCCAAAGGAAGAAGTTCCGCCAGTGCTTGCAGGGTTTCCTGCTGAAGTACCACTTCCAACGGTCACGGTTTCAGTAGAGCCAAGACTTGAAGCTTCAATAGTTTTAATGGCAGTTCCGCCTGCGGCACCACCACCGCCATTCTGTGTGTTTGCTGAAGGCGCACCGCCTCCACCGCCTCCACCGGTCACAAAAACACGCACCCTTTTAAGACCACTTGGTTTAGTCCATGTGCCGCTCGAAGTAAATACTTGAGTGCTTCTAAACGCACCATCTGCTGCAACATCGCCCCATTGCGGAGCACTGCTAGAGCCTTGGCTGAGCAACGCTTGACCGCTAGTGCCGTAGTTAGCACCAGCAATGCCAATTTGACCAGAAGACCCAATACGCACCCGCTCGCTGCCTCCAAGATCTAACCGAAGTGCTGAAATACCATCAGAGCCATCATGAATGCCCTGCAAAATGGCATCATTTGAGCCGCCATTGCGACGACTAAGTTGAATTATTGGGTATGTACTGCCATTCCCTTCGTCTCTGGAATCGCGGATATGTAATGGAGCGTCAGGCGAGGTTTCACCAATGCCGACACGGCCTTCGTGCGTTATCCTCATCCTCTCACTGCCTTCAGTGTCAAACGTGATGTGACCATTGCTGCCCGTATCAACACACTCAACATTGGTGTTGCCTGTTGAAATCTGCGCTCCAGCGCTGGGGCTTTGCCAGGTTGGAGAGTCGTTACCGTTGCTGGTTAGAACCTGACCGCTGGTGCCGTAGTTCGATGC